ATTACAGTAACAAGATTATTGTATGAAGATGGGTATACATTAGCTGCTGGAGCTTTAGCAATTATTGCTAAATCAGGTTCAGGAGCAGGAGCAGTACAAGTTGTAACTCACGTGCTTCATCCAACCAATCCGGTTGCATATGTTGCAACAAATTTATTTGAAAAATCGGTATTAAGCAATTTAGGTTCTGGTTCATTCACAATAAAAGTTTCAGGATCATATACTCCAAGCCCAGACTTTGCATCAGATGCAACGTCGGCAATTAGTTGCTCCCTAGTATCATCAACAAACAATTACATACAAAAGAAATTTGGGTCATCTCCTAAATCAGTAGATTATCCAGTATATGTGCAATATGAAAATGCTAATGCATCTGCATTGTTTAACAACCTAGGCGATGTTACCATGGAATTAGCATCAGCATCAAGTTATGCATTTGCACAAGGATTTCAAGCAGCAGCAACACCAATGATCACATCACAAAAAATTGGCACAACTGTTAAAAATTTATTTCAATTTTATACAATCTCACATGGCACATCAGTTAACACCGAAGTTAAAGTTGGTATTAGAAATATAAGAACTGCTGCTGAAGTTGCTGATCCAAATGGATATGGAACATTTACAATAGAAGTTCGTCGAGTAAATACTGCAAATATTCCAAATTCTCCATATTCATCTAATGATACAGATCGCCAACCAGATATTATTGAAACATTTAACAATGTTAATTTAGATCCAAACTCATCAAAATATATTGGTCGCGTAATTGGTGATAGATATAGCACAATTGATACTGCAGGTAACTTGATTGTTAATGGAGATTATCCAAACATGTCTCGTTTCATTCGTGTAGCAGTTGATGCTGGAGTATCTAATGCAACTAATGCAAAAACATTGGTACCATTTGGTTTCCGTGCAATGAATGCACCAATTCCATTAATGTCTGGGTCATTGAATTTGAATGCAACATCATATGCAACATCACAAGTACCTTCATCATCATCATATTACTCAAACAATTATTTTGGATTTGATTTTACCAATTTAAACAATTTAAATTATTTAGCTCCGGTTCCAACAACAGGTGCTAATACAGGAAGCAATTCTGATTTCTATCTTGGAAATGTATCACAAGATGCAGCCGCAGCTTTCCCAACAGCAACACCATATTCAGGGTCATTAGAAACTGCATTGACTGCTGGAACATTTACAACAAATGTTGCATTATCAACACGTAAATTTATTGTTGGATTCCAAGGAGGTTTTGATGGCACTCGTCCAAACTTAGCTAAATTTTCCGGCGAAGATATTACAGCGGCAAATACATTTGGATTTGATTGCTCCGGGACTGGTACAAGTGGAACAACATCATATAATAAAGCATTTGCATTGTTAGCAAACACTGATTATTATGATATGAACATGTTAATTACACCGGGTATTATTGACAGTCTGCACAGTGTAATAACAAGTGCAGCACGCAATTTGTGTGAAACTCGTCAAGATACATTTTATGTGATGGATTTAAATGAATTAACAGATTCTGTAAGTACGGTTGTAGCTCAAGCAACAACTTTAGATAGCAATTATACTTCAACTTATTGGCCTTGGGTAAGAATTTTAAACCCAGCTAAAAATGTTCCATTATGGGTACCGCCATCAGTAGTAGTTCCGGGAGTATTGGCATTTAATGATGCAGTAGCTGCACCATGGTATGCACCAGCAGGTTTAACAAGAGGTGGTTTAACAAGTGTATCTGATACGTATATGAATTTATCACAAACAATGCGTGATTCATTGTATGAGGCCCGTGTTAATCCTATTGCGAACTTCCCTAACGAAGGACAAGTGATTTGGGGTCAAAAGACTTTACAGGCTCGACCAAGTGCATTAGACCGCGTAAATGTACGTCGATTATTGATCACAGTTAAGAAATTTATTGCTTCTTCAACTCGTTATTTGGTATTTGAACAAAACACAGATGCAACTAGATTAAGATTCTTGAGCATAGTTAATCCATATTTAGATCAAGTAAAAGCTAAACAAGGTATTTACCAATTTAAAGTGATTATGGATCAATCAAATAACACAGCAGATATGATTGACCAAAATATTTTATACGGACAAATACTTATTCAACCGACTCGTACGGCTGAATTTATTATTTTAGATTTCAATATTCAACCAACCGGAGCAAGTTTCCCGGAATAGTAGAATAAACATTTAAAAGAAAGGTAGGACTTAGGTTCTACCTTTTTTACTTTACTTATATTTATATAAAACAAATAAGGAAGAAAAAAAATGCCATTAACGCCAACATTACCAGATATTAGTCAAAGTGATTTATTCACTAGTGCATTTTCGTGGGAACCAAAATATGCTAACCGATTTATCATGCAACTTGCAGGAACAAATATACCAGCATACTTAATTAAGGCAGCAGCACGACCTACAATTACTAACGGTGAAATTGTTTTAGATCATATCAATATTGACCGAAAAGTTAAAGGCAAGTCTCGTTGGAGCGATTTAGCAATTACATTGTATGATCCAATTACAAGTGAAGGCGCACAAGCAGTAATGGAATGGGTACGTTTACATCATGAATCATTAACAGGTCGCGACGGATATTCATCTGATTACAAACGAGACATTGAATTTTATGCTTTGTCTGCAATGGGTGAAAAAATTGAAAACTGGACATTAAAAGGAACATTTATTTCAGATGCAAATTTTGGACAAATGGATTGGGGAACAGAAGAAGCAATGACAATTGAATTAACATTGAAATTTGATTACGCAATACATCAATATTAATCTATAAAATAGTAGAATCATTAATGGGGGCAAATTGCTCCCATTTTTTGTGTTCTATATATTTATAATAAAGTTATAAAGGATAAACATGGCAGGAATGACAGATAGAGTTTCAGATCAAACAATAATTCAACTAGCAAAACAGCAGTACGAATCACAAAAACAACAAAGTATGCCTTCGGAAATATTTCCATTGGTAAGCAACGGTATGGTATATCCAAAAGATCATCCATTGCGTTCCGGAAAAATTGAAATGCGATACATGACCGCATACGATGAAGATATTTTAACTAATTCATCATATATGCGAGAAGGCGTTGTATTAGACAAATTGCTTGAAGCATTGATAGTGACACCTGTTGATTATTCTACAATTGCTAGAATTGACAAAAACGGATTAATTATTGCAGCACGTATTGTAAGTTATGGAAAAGATTACAATGTTATTGTAAAAGATCCAAAAACTAAAAAAGAATTAAAACGCATTGTAGATTTATCTAAATTAAAAGGAACACAATTTAATTTAGAGGCTGATGACGCCGGCGAATTTAATTACACGTTATCAGATAACACTAATTTAAAGTTTAAATTTTTATTAACAGGAGATAATGACGATTTAAAAATATCAGAATTTTTAGAACGAACAATTACGCAAGTTAATGATTCGAGAAAACTTGAAGACATACAAGATTTTATTCGTTACAAGTTTATGGCTCGAGACTCAAAAATATTTCGTACTTATATTACAGATAATACTCCAAATATGATAATGGATTATGAATTTGAAGGTGAGGATGGGAGCACCTTCATCTCCGGGTTTCCGATTGGAACAGACTTTTTTTGGTTTTAAATCAGAAGATCGTGTACAGCTACATGCTAACCTTTTTGATTTAATATGGTTTGGCGATGGCCGTTGGGATTGGCAAACATTGTATACAATGCCTGTGCATATTCGAAGATTCTGGATTAGCAAAATCAATAAAATGCAAGATGACCGACAAGTAGCCGCAGAACAACAACGTGCCAAAACATCAATAAAAAAACCTAAGGTGGTAAAATCTCCACTGTAAATATTTATAATAAATAGGATATTGTCGATGCTAGATACTAATGAAACTCAACTAATCAAACGTTTAAAATCTAAACCTAGACTAGGCATGGCTGACGATAATTTAGCCCGCGTACAAAAACAATTAGAAGAAATATTTACAGGATATAAAGCTGCATCTGGAGATATACTCCGAGAAGGTGCATTTAAAATATTAGCAGAGAGTGCACAAAATTTATATGCAAAATTAAATGTATTAGAAACAAGAAATTTAGCTGTACAATCTGGATTTAAAACAAGCACCAAACGAGCAGCTGAATTAGGTTATCAATTTGATAAATTAGCAATATCTGCCGGCAACGCATTTAATTCAGAAAAACTTAAGGGATATCTAGTAAATTTAAATAAAGTATTTGTTGGTAATACTAAATTATTTAAAGCAGGAAATGAATCAGGAGAAGCAATAGCTAAACAAGTAAACGCTCTTCAAAATAAGTTAAAATTAACAGACGAGCAAGCTAATAATTTTATTAAATTCCAATTAAATGCTGGTAAAGTTGCTAAAAGAGGCGATATTACAAAATCTATAACCGATACACAACAAGCAATTGCAGATGTTGCAAAAGCAATGGGCGGCGAAGACGGTTATGAATCAGCATTAACTGCTATCACATCAGGGATTGGCGATTTAGGAGCAGCTACAAACGCAACATTTGGTCGTATACCTAAAGATTTAGCATTAGCAGTATTAAAATCTAATAAATTAGGTCTGTCATTAGAAAAAATTACGGGCATCGGAAAAGGATTTTTAGATATAGAGCAAGCAATCGGATCAGAAATTGAATTTCAAATTTTATCAGGTAAAGAATTATTAACTACCGATAAAAAAAGTTTAACTAGTGAATTTCAAAAAGCAGCATTAGCTCAAGATGCAAATAAACAAGCAGAATTATATGCAGATTTCTTGAAAAACTTTGGCGAAGATTTGCAAAATGATCCATTATTACAAGAGAAAGCAGCCGGGATGTTTAATTTAAGTGCAGACGACCTGTTTGATTCGTTAGCAACATATCGAGCAAGTATTGCAGACGCTATAGATCCAGCTGCTGCATTTCAAGAAATATTTAAAAAAACGTCAGCAGATATAGGCAAAAGTACAGACTCATTTGAAAAATTATCTGAAGCAGAAAGTCAACAAACACAAACCGATCGATTAAAAGATGATGCTCAAATTGCAAAAAATAAAGCAATAATAAAAGATAAACCAGATGGTTATGCAGATAAAGTTGTTGAATTAATGGATTTGTCAAAAAATTATCAAGACGGACTTTTAAAATTTAGTGCTGATGTGACCAGCAAATTAGGTAACTCAGAATTCATGAAAAATTTAGCCGGAGCTGGCGGTATTGCAGTAGCCATTAAAGCATTGTATGAGTCAGTAAAAAGCTATACTCCTGGAAACTTCGAAGGGACTAAGGTTGAGGATGTTTTCATTCCTGCCGGCGGCAACAATGTTATCACCGGCCCACTTGGATCATTTTCATTGAATCCTAAAGATGATATAATTGCAATGCCAAATGCTAAAGAAGCCTTAGCAAATCAGGGTTCTACTACACCAAATAATACAACACCCAGCGGAACAGATACGGCAGCATTAATTGCCGCATTACAAGGAATGAGTTTTCACGTAACAAATACATTTGATGG